ATAACCGGCTTTGGATTTCTTTCACGTTTCCCTCCAGCGTTTTGAGTCTGTTCTCGTGGTCAACGCAGCGTCCCACCGGGCATTCGGCCATCGTCCGGCCCTCCGATTTTACGAGATAAAAACACCAGCAAAAATACCCAGCAAATGCCGATCAGATCAAACATACCGCCCCAGCAACCGCGCAACGAACCGCTGCCACGCGGTGAGCCTGTATTGCCCCTCGCCAATTGTGTAGGCGCACGCAAAGAGCCGTTGTGAGCGGAACATGCGTAACCAGCCGCCATAATAGGCCCGCTCGAACTCAGCCCATGGGAACAGCCGGTATCCGGTATCGCCTGGTCGGTTCCCGATTGCGCCCCATTCGACCACGACGCCGGTAGGCTCGAGCCGGTCGAAGAGCGCCCAGTGCTGCGCCAGGAGCGGGGCTTTCGAGTGGTGTATCAGGATGGCCGTTTTCCCACTCACGGCGCGGCCTTTAATGATGTCGGTGTGGCTCGTGATTTTGAACGGCACCTTCAGAGCTTCCAGGACCGCAAAATGATCCCATGGTGTGTCGTTTGGTAGCCTCAGATTGGTCCGGTCCGTGCTCATCCAGCCTCCGGGCCATTTGGCCATGACATCTTCGTAGGTTCTGCCCGTGGCGGCCGAGACGAGAGCCGGGCCGCAGTCGTCGGGCTTGCGCATGTGGTAATTGGTCATGGTCCAGATGTCCCATATCCAACCCACGTACCTGGTTCTCCGGAGGTGACACAGATCCAGCCCATCCATGTAGATGCTGATGGTTCTGACTTCAAGACGATCTCTCCCCGATTATGCCAACCGTTTGGAACGCTACGGAAGAATAGTCGAACGTCGGAGACGCAAACGGATCTCCCATGCAGATGTAGCCCTGAATCAGGCCCATAACTGAAAAAAACTCTCCAAGATTGGTGACGGTTCCGGTTTTTCGAAGCGTTGTATGCTGGCCAATTAGGCTGGTGTTGGATGCCCATATATGGATATCCAACGAATGATTATAAGTTTTGCCGGGGTCAAGCGAAACAACGCCCCCCCCTGATCTGCCGACGCAATCAATGGCTCTTTGAATTGCCTGCCAATCGTCGCTCACGCCATCCGCCACTGCGCCAAACCACTCAGGCTGAGCGTACCTGAGCCCAGCAATTCGGCCAACGGTATTATTCTGAAGAAAAATAGGGTATCGGCCCGCATCCAGCGGACCACGGATCGTAACCGTATACGATCCCTGAATGCCGCATCCCTTCGGTATTTTAACGCGGATGTTTGGCGGGATGGTAAGATTTGCCGAGACCGAGGATATATTGTCGATTCGAATGGTTTTGGATGCGCCCCCTATTTTGGACACAAGGGCAGCCAGGCCGCCGCGTGCCCTGGGTGAAATCTCTACACCCCAGGACGTTAGATCCGGAAAAGGGGCCGTTAAGCCAAAGCAACCAGATACACACAGAACGAAGAGAGAAAAAAACACCCCCAGTTTAAGGCTCATAGATAATCACCGCCGTAAAAGATGCGTTCAAGATGTTCCCAGAATTTGTCGAGGATAAATAAACATTCACGTTGGTAGAGTCCAGGTTTGCGCTATATTCGCTCTCGGCTACAGCCATGAATTGTGGCGGGTAGGATCGCTTGACCAATACCGTTGCCCCTCTTAGTGTGGACTGCGGTAGTCCATGCGCTATGGAAACTGTGTCTCCTTCGGTTGCTCCGGTTACCCCAGAAACCGTTTTTATTTTATAGCTCACGGTTCCCGCACCACTGGCAACTATGAGGGTGTTCGCGTCAACGTCTGCACCCGTGATGCTGCCCCCCGTGATGGCCACGTTCGACGCGCTCTGACTGGCCATGTTACCCAGGCCCAAAGCGGTGGTGGACGCCGCTGATTCGGCATGAGTCGGGACATCGAGCTTCGTTCGCCAAGCCACCCCGTCGGTGACGTTCCCTGCGTCCCGGTCGGCCTTTGATGGCACACGCGGGTCTATTCCGACGTTGGCGCGGATGCCATCGGCATCGCCAGCGAAAGGAATCAGGCAAAGGAGAAAGCAGAAAAGAGAAAGCGCAAAAATTGTGCGTTTCATGGCTACCTCGACAATTGATGAACAGTTACGTTCGTCGGAGTCGCTGTCTGACCCAGCATAATAATCTGGCCCTCGGCTGTATCGAGCGAAACATTGTATACCGCCGCGCTGCTGGCCATGACGGTCGTAGACCCGAGATAAACCTCGAACGTCCCCGTTGCAACGGCGAACAGCGCGCATGCGTCCGTGGCTATTGTCACCTGAAGCGGAACCGCGGTAGGCGTGTAGACCGTTGTGCTACCGTTTGTGACCGGCGAGGCCGCGGCTGAAATGGAGATCGTGGAAGAAGTGATCGCAACCGAGAGCGGATTTGTCCTGGTATCTCCACCCGAGTTATCCGTGAGAATCGCGGGGGTTTGCGGTGCCGGAACCGCCGCGCCAGACGCAATCGCCACGGCTGAAACAAAGCACAGAACCATAAATAGTTTTTTCATTTTCGCACCCCTATATAAGATTTCCACAGTATGAGATTAGGTTGTAAACGTGAGCGTTGAAAGATCCACGCTTTCTTGATTCGGCACTGCCGCCCGCCCGATGTTTTTGGTTTTGGCCACACCATCAGAATCGATATACTTACAGCTAAATAAGTATTTTTTCCCGGTAGTCGCGGTTTCGACAAGGCTTATATCAATGGCCGACGTGAAGGTTGCGCCAAACGTCGCATCTGATGGTCGCTGGTCCTTTTGTTGGAGTGATCCGGCTACGAACTCGATCAGCGCGGAATCATAGGAGAATCCGGTATCGGAATCGAAAGGCTGGTTGAAAATTTGGCCGGGATTCGCTTTCAGGGCCAGTTCAGCGGCCAAGCCAGAGAAATTTATTTCTGACGGATCATGCGTAAACTCGCCAGAGAGCAAAAAATCAATCTTTTTTGTTAACATATCGCCCCCAAAAAGAAATCTACCATAGATCGCGCCAGGTAGCGTCACCATCGTGGATTCGGACTTTCCCGGTATTCTCGTCGCCCCAAATAGTAAAAACCCCGCTGGCAGGCGTTGGCGTGGCCAGTTCGTAAGGAATCGCAATGTAGTATGAAATCATTGCTGTGCCCGTAGCATATCGCGAGATAAACGTGTCGGCCGTCCCGCTGCCAATTGTCAGGCCCTCGGAGACAGTCATTGATGCCCCGTGCGGGTCTGTCTGACTCGCAATGTGGTCGGTCAACGCGGATTCAGACGCAAAGCCGGTATGTGCGGATTCGGTAAAGCCGAGGTTCGACAATGCCGAGTGATCGGACGTTCCGCCGCTGCCTGTGCCGGATGCAACCAACTGCACCCAATCCGTACCGTCATTCCGGTAAAGTGTCCATGACGCGGCATCGGTAACGATGAAAAATTCCCCGATGCTGCCGCTGGCAACCGGAGGCAACGCGGCTGAGCTGGCAATGATCGGCAGGGACCACGAGGCCAAACCACCCAGGCTCCAATTGGTAGGCCACGGGTAAAGATCGGACCCGCCGCCACACAACGGGAATGTAGCGAGGCAGGAAATCAGGATCACCACCGGGAGAAGGCTTCTAATTCGTTTCACGGGTTCCATAGTTCCACCTCGTAGAGTATTAGACTGTTCAGATCGTAGCTAGAGTCGAAGCTCAGTTTATAATACTGGTATGACAGCGAGTTTGAAAAGGAAAATGATTGCAGTGTTTCGTCGTCAACGGCTGTCCCGGTCGCAATCTGGGTATAGGTGATGTCGTCATCCGAGGCGTCGAGAATCCAGCCTGCAAGACCATAGCTCGACATGTTCTTGATTTTAAGAGTCGCCACGTTTGCAGCCGATGCGGTTCCGAAATCGTAAATGATATACAACGCAGGAGCCGCCATATCGTAGGTTGCGGTCGATATTTCGTCATGGTCAAACCATTTCCACAGATCCCCCGACCCGCCACCTCCGGTATCTATGATTTGGTGCGGTGCCGGATCAATCATGGAAGTCATGGAGGCATTCAGCCACCCTGCCGCTGCTTCTGCCTCGGCAACACCACGCAGAGTCATTTGCCCGCCAGGAGCCAGAGAAAGTGTTCCTCCCGGGGCCAGTGATACCCCATGAGCGGCAACAAGAACGCTCAGGAGTAAAAGTAGAAGAAGCTGTTTCATGACAATTTTTTGTTTGTTTTCACGCGGTAATAAATCTTTATTCCCGTCGTTGCACCGCTGTTTTTTATAATAAAGTTAATGGTTGTTTTCACAACATAAAGATGGCCCGAGTTTGGTCCAGGGTCTTCTTGCCAATAATATTCAACAGCGTAATCATCCACGGCGGACACCCCGGTTAGGAGAGTGATCGTCTGGCCGGTTGTACTGTTACTCGTGATTATTCCATCGTCGGTCACAATGGCCGCACGAGTTTCATCCGCCCATGTTTCAGACGCGGTTTCACCTGTTGCGTTTGTTGTGTTCCAAGTCATGTAGTCTCCTTATGAAAGAGAAAAGGTCATTGTTGCGGCATAAGGGATTGGTTCCCCGAACTCATCCGATGCGGTTTCATGGGTAATGTCGGGCCAAATCGGAGCACTTACCGTATTCGCGGTATTTGCGCCATCTTGGAATGTTTTTGGAGTTCCCTCTGCCGGATAATCTGATTCCCACGTTGCGGTCATTTGCAAAATACCATCTATTGCTTTTGCACAAAAAAGAAAAAAGTTGCCAGCCCCGGGGTCAATTAGTACGTCGCCTTGGCCGTCGGATGATGGGTTTAAGTATTCGGGCCAATCATTACCACATGACGTAACCCCCGGAACAGATATGGGCAATCTGTACGGAGAATACGAGATTGTTGTGTGTGTGGGTCTCCACCACACCTGAAACGGGTCTTCGTATGCAATAGTAAACTTAAACTCGGCAAAATTACCGCCCGACGGGCTGTTCAAAACACAATTCCGTATAAGCGACTCGTCAAAGCTATCTTTTCCCTGATTCGGAATCGTTCTCAATTGAACCCTGATCCACAATTCACCAGCCGGTATTGAAATAGGAATCGGATTGCCAGAACCGTCCAAATCTGTTGGATATTCCTTGTTATATGTGGTTTCCTGATAAGGTGTTTCCGGGTCCCAATCAATTACAAAATCTGTTCCCGGAGAGACAGAGTTCCCGTCCAAATCAGTGAACGAAACATCCACTGCGGTATCTGTTGATTGAACCGCCGAGATATTTATTTTGAACGTAAATCTGCCCTGTCCGGAGTTGTATGTAATTTGTCCCTCCGCTGGCAAGGACGAGTGAGCAGGCAAGATGTCACAATCGCGCAAGCTGATTGTGGGCAAAGTTTGACCAAATCCAAAATAGTCGCTGAAATAGAACCCGACCTTCTTCCCAATCACCACCCAGTTGTCCCGCCCGCGGTCGAAACAAAGGACAGGCACGGCATCGGGGATTGCCGAAGGGCTGAGCGCCACCCCTGCGTATTCAACAGGCAATGATCGCGTCAGACCGTCCCAGCATTCGACCACGAGCCGATCATTATCGACCCCCCGGTTCATCCCCATCCGATATAGATACCGCTGCGGGTTGTCTTTCAGAAGATAAGCCAGGAAAGCCGATGCCGGGTGAGTCTCAAAGAACGGTGCAAGCGGGACCCTTGTTCTCGAGGGATACCCGGCCGCTGCGTCTACCACCCAGGATTGCGGTTCCATCTCGATCACCGAAACAGCCAGGCCAACGGTCAGTGGATTGTTCCCCGCCGAAAGCGCGTTTATCGATCGCCCGCCTACGTCCACAACGTAGCGGTTGGCATCCTCCACGGAGATCACCCGGCCGACCGTGAACGGCACCGGGCTTGATGCCTGCATTCCAAGGCTGGGATCAAAAAGAACTGTCATTTTTGCTTATCCTTCGGGATAAAAAAGTGCAATCTGGATTGTCAGCCCGCCGCGAACCACTGCACCTAATGGGACCACCAAGCGCAAGGCTACGTCCGTGTATGACAATGCGCCCGGTGGTGTAATCGCAAGTCTGTTCGCCGCCTGTGTGATGTCCCCGCCAATGTGAGTCCAGGGACCGGCCCCCTCTTTGGCCTCTAACCATTGCTCAGTAATTGCTTCCTGGCCCTGGTTGTTGGTCCCGCCAGTATACTTTGCCAGAGCGTTCAGAGCAACGACGTAGCACGATATCGGAGCAGCGTCCCCGCTGTTATATACGCGTATTGTTTGTGCCGAGGAAGTTTCCCCAGGATCGAGTTCGGTAAAATCGACCTCGTTAATCTCGGTATCTGCGGTGTTTCTGATAACTATCGTGGTCGTCATGGGTTTTCCGTGCCCTCCCAGTCAGACCAGAAGCCACCGCCACGCCCCTCAATCCACTCAAACCGATCTACAACCCGTGTGACCATCACATTCGCAGTGCTGCCGCCAACCAAGGATAAAACCGTGCTTTCCCCCGGGAAAACGAACGGGTTCAACGCGCTCGTCCACTGATACTTTTTCAGAATGCTAGAGTTGACAATTGCGGATGCCATAATAGCGACAAAAAAGACCCCATCTTCATTGAAATCATTAGAGACATAGGGCGTTGTTATCCTTTTTTCGATCAATCCCTCGTCTGATATTCTTGTTTGGTTTTTGTAGAGATAATTTTTCATTTCCAATTCGTAAGACAAGACTCCTGATATGTTCTGGGTGAGGCGATGATTAGCATAGGTTACTATGGTCTTGTTTACCCGATCCATCGGCTCAAAGTTTTTCTGCTTACTCTGGCTTGCCAGCGGAAAATTGAAAGGGGAATATTTTGGCAGGTTCCACTGACTTATTGTAACCGTCTGGTTCGGATGGAAAAACACAAAAGAAGGCTGTAATCCGCTGGCAACCGCTGAAATAAGCTCTAATGCGGTTTTGAATTGGGAAGGCGTAAAATAATAGGGGAAATAATCGGTTGCGCTCCCAATAACCGGGCCGAATCCAGACGCTAGAAGAACAGCATTTATACAGTTATAGGCAGAAAGAAAATCTCTTCGTAGGCTCTGGTTCGGCGGCTCGCCAACGTAATAATAGAAGTTGTGGGATTTGCTAGAGAACACGGCCGGCGGTTTTTGAGTCAACCGGTAGCCATCACCAACGCACAAGAGCGTTGTCATGACCACCCCCGGCTCATCCGAATCCTGAACCTCTAAGACGAACCCGCGGAACCGCTCCACCGAATAAGTATTCCCTGCCAACTCATACTTGATAAAAATACTGACCGTAGTTACGTGCGCGTTTATGGTGAGCGTCTGGGCATCAATTTGCAAATCGGCCTGATTCGATGCGTTATTTCCTTGGAGTGTGATAGAGCCACCAGAAACAAACGCGGTAACGTCTACGTCGTCGAGATAAACCACTGCCGACGGAACAAGCGGTCGTTGTCCATTGGCGTTGTCCGACCGTTCCATGGCAGATATAATATCGTCTGAAACGATAGATGCCAAACCGGTAACGCCCGTGAGCTTCCAGCCCCAAACCAGGGTACTCCCCCAGCGCCCAGCTCCATAGCCACCCAGCTCGTGACTCATAGAATTTTCCGGGAAATAGCGAACGACGCTTCAATGTATTTTCTTCCGCCCTTCACTTTCTGGGAGACCGTTGCGTCCATGATCGCCTCATAGACGGCTTTCCCGTCGGCCAGAATCACGGAGCTATTGTTGTCGTCAATTGTTTTGAGCGTGTCGGCCTCGTCCTTCGGTACCCACCCCGTGTAGCTGACGGTTCCGGCGGACGTGCTTTTTGTCGTTGTCTGGTGAATCTTTGAGCCGTCGAGGCTCGTAGCTGATACCGTGGACCGGGGAATCTTTACCACCCATGCGACAATAAATGGCAATTCGGCTTGGGAAGCGCCGTCGGTTGTGCTGATCGTTATTCCGCCGCTCATGGCGCTGCAATCTCCGTTCCTTCAAGTCGGGCCTTAACCCCGGCAATCCGCAGGGTTTCCCGGTGCCAATTGTTGATAAACTCAATCTGGTCGATCACCTTGATTTGATGCTCAATTCTGGCCTTGAATTTGTCGGTGCTGGTCAATGCTTCAATCAGGCGTTTTATGTTTTCGTCGCGCAGCTTTTCTTCCCGTTGGAGCTTGGCTCTGCGTTTTTCGTCGGCTATTTTCTGGTCCCTCTCGCGTTTTTTTCGCTCATCTTCCTGGTCGCGCCGGCGCTTTTGCAAGATTTCATCCCAAAGCCGCTTTACTTTTGTTCGCTCGCGGGGGTTCAGCGACCAAATGTTCAAGTTCTTTTGGCGTGCTTTTTTTCCGAATTCTGATGTGTCAAACTTAAGTTTATCAAGCCCGATGTCACTTCTGAATCTGGTTGGGTCAAGAACTTCTTTGAGCAGACTATTATACTCGTCACGTGTTTGACCAAGGCCCGTCAATTGATCCTCCTGAATGCGCTTGAACGCTGTGGCTGACCGGTCCCGTTCAAACTTATAGGAAATATCGACCAATCGGTTTTTGTGGTCGTAATAGTCTTTGTCCAGACCGGCCCTGAATTCAAGATTCGCCTTCTTGGCCTGCATGGCCTTTTCAAAGGCATTCAACTCTTCTTTGAGCGCGTCTTTCTGAAGACCCAGATTGTGCTTGTGGACCCTCTCAGCCAACCGTTCTTCATCCTTGGCGGCCTTCTTAAGCTCACGCGCCCGATCCTTTTGTAGCTTCTCCTGGTGCTTGCGAAACTCATTTTCGTATTTCTTCCGGGCGGCAAGCATTCCCTTCTCGTTTTTGTCTCGCCGGTCCTGCTGGTCCTTCTCCCACTTGGCGTAAGCCTTTTCTTCCGGGGATTGCCTTTGCCCGATAACGGCCAGCGGACCGTATTTTTCCACCTGTTCCGCACGCTCCCGGAACTCATCAGCAGCTTGGCCCCACTTTTCGGCAAACTCGGCTTCTTTGTCTAAATCGGCGATGCCCCCCGGCTTCAATTCCAGCCGCGCTTGCTCGTCCGCCGCTTCTTTGTACGCACGTTTGGCTGCTACAGCCTGCTCAATCTCCTTCGCCCACGCCTCGTTGTTAACTTGGAGATTAAAGGCAGCAACCGCCTGGTCTTGCCCCGTCCGCAATTCCTTCCAGAAGTCTTGCCAGGACTGGCGGTAGGCAAGGAAATCAGCTATCGTTTTCAGGTTAAGGGGGTCGATCTTGATAAGCAGGTCTACCACTTCCCCAAACTCTTTGACCATATCAGTAAAATACGTGGAAACCATGCCTGCAAATGCCTTAAACCGTGGGTCGGCCACCAAGGCTATTCCGGCGTCGCGAAGTCGAACTAGTTCGCCTGTAAACGCCTCCACTGGTTCCTTAAAAAACGCCAATTCAATTTCTTGCTTAATGCCCGCCAATGAGCTTTGCACGCCAGCCAGGGTCCGAGAGCCACGATCCATTGATCCCGCAAATTTAACCCCAATCACGTCTATCAACTTGTCCACGATATCCCGACCGTCTATCCCTTGTTTGCCGAGGTTTTTTAACTGCTTCGTTGTAACCCCAATGGCCTCAGACATTTCCCCGTAAGTCAGGACGCCCAACCGGGCCAGAGAGTTGATTTCCCGCGTGGTGGCGTTGCCGCCAGCGCGGAGCTTTCGCAGCGGCAGGAGAAGCGAATCAAAGTTTGTTCCAACGGCAAAAGCGGCATCACCCAGCTTCTGCATGTATTTTCGGCCTTCGTCCAAGGGATCTAACCCTGCCAGTTTCAGCCTTACCGCCCGATTTTCCACGTCTTGAAGCATCAACGGCGTTTCAATTGCGAACTTTCGCACCCACTTAATGGCCGCCTCCGCCGATGACCCTTGCCCGAAAGCGGTATCAAGCCTAACCCGGATATCCTGGAACATACCAGCCGTTTCGGCACCCGAGATAACTATCCCGGCCAGGGCGCGACCCACGGCAAGTATCGCGTCTTTTATGGCGTTGAGGGCATCTTTGGCAAGCTGAAAAACGTCGATCGTCAAGTTAAGCCATTTGCCCACGCTAAGGAATCCACCGGACAGATCGGCGACCTTTTTCCCGAGATCTAACGCTCCCTGAGCAACGGAATCAAAAACGTTGCGGGTTTCCCGGCCGCCCTTGACCGATAGTTTGCCACCAATATCCGCAGCCGCCGCCATACGATCCTATTTCCTTCCGGCTTTTTTGTATGCCTTTTCCGTTTCTTTATACTGGATGCGTTTGCAGGCCAAAAGTCCGCGAAAATCACGCAGGCTTAGGTGCCGAATTGTTCCCGGGAGCCAGTGCGTTTCAAGGGACAGAGCGTAGAGCTGAAGAAGGAAAGAATCCCTCCTCAGCTCGCGCTCCATCAAGTAGGGTCGTCTTCGGTTTCTCCGAGGACCGCCGTAAGAAGCCGGTCCATTTCCTGGCCGTTTTTACTTTTCATGCGCTCAATCTCGATTTCCGGGATCTTCGGGTCAACCATGCATAACGCAATTATTTTAACCCCGTAGGTCGCGTTGTCGAAGTTCTTTCCGCGCTTTGCTGCTCGTCTGGCCCTTTCGCGGTCGCCAACCGTGGCCATCCGATAAATCATTCGGCCGGGTGTTCCATCGGCCTTTTTCCAGACCTGGGACTCGAAAACCTTGTTTTCTTGGTCGTTTGAGCCGAGGAATTCTTCGAGAGTAAGAATCTGTGATTGTGTTTCCACCATGGGGTTCTCCTTTTACACCGGTTTATGAATGCCCGCGCTGCTCAAGCAGCCCATCCACCTCGAACGAGACATCCTCTTTGATGGCATCATTGATTCCCAGGGAAGTGCCCCAATCAGTTACGATAATCGCCATCTCGTAATATTTTGTCGTGTCATTGTAATCCGGGTAAATGCGGGCAATCCCTGCAATCCGGCGTTGCATGGCCAGGCCGAACATGCGAGCATCTTGAACATAGAACCGGCTGATAGTCCCATTGGACGAGGGCGAACCGGCAATATCTTTTTCCGGAGCCAAGTCTTCCATCGCCTCCATCTCGGTCGTTTCCGAGCTGCCGGCGAGAGTCAGGCCCTCGATATCGCCGACCTTGGCCAGAAAGGGAAATTGGTCTGTAAACGTTGCATACGCCACCCTGCCGACCGTCCCTGTGTGACATTTCAGCGTTGCTTCGTTCAACAGTATCCCGCCCTCCACAGGCAACACGGCAAAGCCAGGAAGATCCGACCGCTCTTGCAGAAAGGTAGTCCCGTCTACCATTTTGTAAAAAATCTCACTCGAAAGAGTGATGGCAGCTGTTCCTGGGACAGGCCGCACCACGCCGACAAGGGTATTCGCAACCGGAATCAACGCCGGGCCACCAGGGCTGCCCCACGTATCGTTATATGCCGTCGTGCTCGCCGAGACAGCACCCAGAGTAACAACAACTGTGCCCGTTGCGTTGCTGACGGAAATCATGTTCCACTGCGCACCGGCTGAATCTCGCGTGATACCAAGCGCGTCAGTTGCCGCAGCGGATTGAACCCCCGTGTTGTCTTTGTGGTAGGAAAAAGCCGTTACGTCGATCTGGTCTGCAGCCGCACCAGGGCTGATCGTCACTTCCCCCACAATGCCCTGGACCCGGGCGGAAAGCGCTTGCGCTTTGTTCCACGCCGTTCGGCTGGATGTCCCCAAAAAACGATCAGTGTAGGCTGTTCCACCGATGGTTTTCGAGGCTGACAAGGCCAACGCCTCATTGGTGATCGCTACGCCCTCGGATACGGGCAGGAAAAACGCTCCTCGGCGTCCTGTTTTGCGCGGCATTAGTTGCCTCCTTTGTTAATAATCGCCTTCAAGACTGATATTCCAGGTAACCCGAAAAAAGGGCATCCCAATATCCAGGCTCATCGAATTGTAGTCCGGGGTGTAATTGTAATCAATTCCGCCGAAAAAAACCTCCAACGCACGCTCAACAGCAAAATACAATGCCTCTATCGACGCCAGTCCGGACAGCGTAGTCACTCCATCAGTCGTCGTCGTTTCGTCGTTTGAGACGACCAGCGCCATTGCAATTTCAATTACCCTGTGCGTGCGGTCATCGCTGGGAGACCAAGAGCCGGGGCGAAACGCCATGAACGGCTGAGAAGAAGACTCTGGTTGATTGGCTTGGTCAATTCCGACAAAGTAGGAAAAATTCTTACCGTAAGCGGCCAGGACGTAATCATTAAGTGCGACATCAGCCTTCAGTGCCGTTATGATTTGGTTTATGAGAGTGATGGCGCTGGTTTGAATCATTTCAGATTAGACCTTTCATCACGCGCCGCCAATGACGCCAACTCCCTGCGGATTGCGTTGGCCTTATTCTCCATACCTTTTTCGGAGTAAGCCGCGTTTGTAAACTGCGTTAATTCGTTGAGCTTCACCAAAAAACGATCCTCCATTTTTTTCTTGACCTGAGACTCCAGCGCCTTAAACAGCGGTTTAATCAATGGCCGCGGCGGTTGTGTTAGGGTTTTGCCACGGGACAGTGGCATCCCCAGTGCCCCCCAATATTTGGTCATACTCGGTACTGCCTGAGAAAAATTATTTAGTTTTCCACCAGACTGAAACTTCTCAAAGTGTTCTTGTGCGTCTTTGCTCGTGAAAACCCGCATAACACCGATATGTGCCCGGGGGTTCATCAGGTCTTCTTTTACAAGATAGCGGAAGATATTCTTCAGCTTCCAAAGAAATTGTCCGGGCATCCCTTTTACTGTGCTTCCAATTTCAGATTTGCTGCCTGGTGGTCGAAGCGCAATGACATTGCCAATGTTTATCCCGCCGGACCGCCATGGTGTTGTTTTTCTTCCCTTGGCCCAGCGACGGGCTGTTTTGCGTGGCCTCTCGAAGCTATTGGGTGATCTGGTATAGATGGCGAGCGCCGGCCAGTTAAACCGGTTTTTTTCGACCGCCTTCCGCATCTCATTTTTCAGCAAAAACGCGGCGGGCTTCAACGCGGAGATCGAGGCACGGGCCATGTTCCACCAGCTTTGTTCTACCCATGCCTTTGCGTTCGGGATCGTTCCGGGATCGAAAGTAATTTCCATTATGATGCCCTCAGATCCCGGACCATAACCAATTTCCACATGTGACCATCTCCGCTCATGATATTATCCACCCGCCATTCATACCCGCCAAACGTCAGGGTTTCGTATCGCTTGGGCAGAGGGTAATCCTCTACCGAAACATCTACCAAAGCTGCGGCTGCTTGACCTTCCATTTCGTAACCGACCAAATCCTGCCCGTAGGAGGCAATGCCGGAAATCGTTGTTCCGGCGCTATTAACCATAGAGACCGCAAATTCCGACGTGTTGAGAAACACGCGGCGGCGGTCAAGATCGATTTGTTCGGCAAGCGTCATTATTGTGTTGAGACCTGGGAGGGTTGCCCCTCCCAGGCGGTCGCATGGACCAGGGAGGAGAAACCCCTAATCCCCGGATTGGATAAGCAATACGTTGATCGTGGCGGTAGTTCCAGATGCGACTGCTTCAAGAGCAACCCCGAAGATCAAACCGGTGTTAAGCGCGGAAAGAGTCGTGGTGCATACTTCTACCCCACCAAGGGACGCAAACACATAATCCCCGACCGCAATAGGCCCACCAAGCCCATCGTCACCATTGGCGGTAACCGACAGATCGAAGATCCCGTTAATCGCAACCGGGACAAGCTGCGAAGCCGTAGCGGTGACGAGTGAAACCCCGCTGATGCCCCCGGCCGCCTTGGTCGTTGCTTTTACAACCGGATCTCCCGAGGATGGCGCGGTTGTGGACCAGGAAAGGTTAATTACCTCGCCCGACGATATATAGTTGGTCGCGGCCTGAAGCGCTGTGGCCAAAAGGCCAACAACGCAGAGAAGAACGAGAAATGGAAGCTTTTTTGTTTGCCGAACCATCGAGCCCTCCTTTAGTATTTTGCCTGAAGCACGGCCATAGGGACTGCTTCAGAGGCGATTGTCGAAAAGACAACTCCGTCGTCAACCCATAGCCTCAGCGGGTTATCCTGGGTTACAAGCCGGCCGACGCCTACCGCGACCGTAGTCGTTCCGACGCCCACCCAGATCTGATTAGTCATACTGTCGCTGTCGCCCGCGGCAATTTCAAGATATGTTCGGCCCGCCAGAGCCGTAACCGTGACCGCGGTCGTGCTGGCAACCGTCGTACTGGTCGAGAACGTTTGCAGCGGGTAGGTTTGCCTGCTCTGAGGAACCCCCAGCGCCGTCTCGTCCAGCGCGGCCAACGGTGCGGAAGGAACCGTCAACATCAGCGCGAGCAGAAAGAACGCGAAACCGCCGAAAATTTTCATTTCTGTCTTCACGTTAACCTCCTATGCCTGTCCCGGATTTTTGTACAGCCCGCGAAATCCGATGGCCTTGGCACCCACATCAATGTAGCCACGGAAGTCCATTCCAAGGATATCGTTGCTGATGGGCAGGTCCTCGATGGTCGGGGTCCGCCGTCCATTCAGGAAACCAACTTCCATCGTGGCGGCAATCATGGGGCTTGCCACAATATACCACTCGTTGCCCGATATTTCTGCGTCGATGATCGGGGTCGCTGTGTTCCGGTAGATATTGCGGACTCCGGAAGACATCCCGGCGGTCGGGAGGCTTTCCGACGTAAGCAGGATCAGCGCGTTATCTTCGTTGGCCATCCCCGCGAGCAGGAACGACGGCGTAAGATTGAGCTTGCTTCCCTTCGGCCCGGTCTGTGCGCCCATCGCCATTCGAGCGGCGGAATAGGTGGTGGTGCTCGGAGCCGCGCCTGCCGCCGAAAGATTCGCATGACCACCCGCGACCGTAACAGCGTCCGAATTGAACAGCAACCCGCCATCGTCGAGCGCCGCGTTTGCTGTCAGAACCGCATAAGGAAGGCTATTGCAAAGCCGCTTGGAACTCGCACCGAAGCCAACGAAAAGATCCTGAAGCGCCTGGAGGTCGTCATTGATGAGACACTCCCGGGTGAAGGGCAGGATCAGTGCGTAGTTGTAGATCCGGTATTGCTCGCGCAATTCGGACAGAGATCCACGCGGGATCGTAGCCCCCTCGAGGACCTGCTCGAGGATCGGGACATCCGAACGGGTGACCCGATCCACTGTTTTGAAATCGGTGATGCTGGCAATCCGACACCAGGACTCAAACGTGCTTTTGGTGAAGTCGAATCCAACGGTCAGTGCTTTTTGTGCGCTCACAGCCAAAAGATACGGGAAGTCGCTGGTCGTCATGGCCGCCACCCCGGCGCGGCTCATTCCAATCAGGCCAGGTCGACGGTCTGTCATAGATGCGCGAAACACAGCTTCCCGGTCCATGCGCGAAGTCGCAACGCCCTTGGCGGCCAAGCATTCACGGGCCAGGTTTTCCAGGGAAAGTCGAGAGACTTCAACCGCGCCCTCAGCAGGTTTTTCAACTGGAATATTCGCCCGGAGAAGAATGGCGTCCCTGAAGGCGTCGAGCCGCTTCACGTTGGCGTCTGCTGTGTGCTCGACTCGAACGGAAACGGGCGGTTCTTTCTCGGATTTCAGCCGGATCAACGCTTCCCGAGCTGATTCAACCGTTGCGCCACTGTTAATAAACGGTTCGGCGTGTTCGCCCATCCCGAGCAGCACGAAAGAAGACCGAATTTTTTCACACCGCTCGCGTTCTTGCCGGATGGCGCGGACGGCGACCTCGGAAGGGTCCACGCGCTGTCCTTCGTCTGCGGGTTCGGTGGATGGCTCCTGCTTGGCGGGCTCGGGAATTGTTTCGAGTCCCGCGGCTGCTCGGACCTGAGTTTGAACGTCCGGCGCGAGCTTGCGCAAGAACTCAAGCGCCTGCTCCTCCGTGGCGTCCGGATTCAGCCCGCGCTGAATCAGAAGCTCAATGAGTTTCTTCACGGTTTGACCTCCTGTTTTTTCAGCGCGGGTAGCGCTGTTAATTTGCAATGATCGGGCTTTCGCCCCCTCGTCAGCGCCAATCGGCGCAAGGCTTGTTTCCAGCAAATGCCAGGACTCCGTTACCAGAACGGGCCCTGTATATTCACGACCACGAACGAATCCGCGTTCCCCTTCAGGGATGAAAACGCTTTGTATGGGGTCGTAGCCCACCGAAACGTCAGTTAAATGGCCCTCCATTACGTCGGAAAACGCTTCTTGTGCTTTTTGCTTTTTGCTGAAAAATAGCTTTCCTACAAGCGCTGGGGCCAGTTCCGACTCTACTGAAGCCACTCGAATTTCTCGAACGCTTCCAAGCACGTCTGTTACGGTTCGGGTGCTGTGTGTATCCTGCAATGGCACCTGACGGTTTTTCGGCATTGTCATGCCGGCCATGAGCAAAATTTCTTCGACAATCCCATGCTCCCAGGTTCGCACAGCAACGGGGTTTTCAGTGGCTAAGATAAACTCGATCGACCGCTCGGCTTCGTTTGCCGTGGATGGACGAACCCGAGCGCATGACCGGAATTGCAGCGTTCGCTCTTTATTCTTCTTCGGTGCTGGCATCAGGTTCGCCCCCCTTAAATGATGTGTTCGTTGATTCGGTAGTAATGTCTTGAGATGATGCGTCTAAAGTCGGATCTTGCTGCCAGATGCCGCGCCGCTTCATCTCGGCCATTTCTTCTTCTAAAAGGTCGAAAACCTCGTCTCTGTCGCCGCCACGGTCTTCAATTATTTGTGTCCGGCTATTGATACACATGTGGACCTCTTTTTCGGCCGCCAAAACCTCGGCTTTTGGGTCAATCCACTCAAGCCGAGGTCGGCTGAATTTTACACGCTGAAATTTCCGCCGCTGGCTCATATACCCCGGAATCGCCAAAAAACCAGACCCAACAGCAAAATCGAGCCAATCACGATAGGTCGGGAAATTACATAGTCGGTCCAAGAGATTTGAAGAAAAGCGGTACAAAGCCCGTGCCTGTAACATCCCCTGCCTGGCGCTGGACCAGCTTGCACCGGCATAGTCGTTAGTGAAATTCTCGTAAGAATCACCCGCACCCACAGAGGCGCCTAAAAGCCCCTGGCGCTGGAATTCCTTATACTGAGCCGTTGGCTGCTCGGGTTTGAAGCCATGCGGCTTTTGATCGGGGAAAAGATAGTGAATTCCACCCGGATTGATATACTCATGCTTCGATGCGCCGATAGATGCGGTGAACTCGGCGATTGCCTCAGTGCCGAACAGATCTTCCGGATGCGGAGTTTCAACGAAAATCCCCCAGGCCGCTGCCAGTCGGGCCAACACCATCGTAGAGTCCTTATACTCGATGGTGTCAAAAACGTCCTGTACGATTGAAGCAAAATGACAAATGCCGCGATGCTGGGATGCCCGCTCACGAACAAAAATATGCCTCACCCGATCAGCCGGGATTTTCTTTGAGTTTCCAGCCGAAAGTCCTTGTCCTATTGCCCCGCTCGCGCTGTCTCCGGGATGCGCTTCCCAAAAATGATAAGCCACCGGGAGCCCAAAGGGAGATATCTCAACCCCCCGAACCCCCACGTTCCCATTGCTTAGCGGACCGTCGATAGTCTCATTGAGCTGCCCGGCCTCTAGGACCTGAATTTGCATTCCTCTAATCCTGGAAAAGCTGGTTATTTCAAACACTTCGCCGTCAACAAACAGGTGCCCCGCAATCAAGTTCTGGATGTCATAGAGGCTACTACCATCGACGCCACAATGTTCGGCCCATTCCTCGTGAGTATCGGACACTAAGGAGATCAGGGCCTTGTTAAGCTGTCCGTCAACGCCCCGAATGAGCGGACGAGGCCAGAGACCGTCACCAACTACGTTTATACGGTAACGGCGGACCAATCCACGAACAAAAGGATTGTTCCGTTCAAGGTCCTGGGCCCGCCAGCGGGTTAACGCCCCGTCTTTCCGGATTTCAGTGTCCGCACTTGTCCCGGTTGGCCGCCATTGTTGATTCGGCCCAGTCGTTTTTCCCGCGACGTATGCACGTTTGACAATTTTATCCAGAATATTATGCCGGTGCAAATATTCGCCAGCCCATTTGGGCGAAAAAAGGCCGAGCCCAAAGGCAATAGATCGAACCAGTCCGACGTAAATATCCATCACCCGCGACTCAGCAGGAATACCGGCGATGTTTGTGTCTGCCCGGACCGCTGAAAAAGTCGGGCACGTAGCCGGTTGATGGTATCCCCTATCTCTCCCAAGTCGTTATAAACCAGTGAACGACCGCCAATCGCGTAAGATTTGACGTTGCCGCTCAAAAGCGCGTCCCGAGCAGCAACGTATGCGGTCAATTCGGCCTGGATTGATGCGGTTGTCTCTTGATTTGACACAAAATTACCTCATATTTTAACAATATGGAGAAATGGCGAAGGAAACAACAAGAAGGAAGAGATAATGCCAGATTAGCGGCTTTTTCCTTTTTTTATTCGCTTTTGCTTCAATTTCTGCCCGGTTTCCCCCACCGTTTGGAAAATCCGCCCGCATTCCCGGCAAGTATGACGGCGAAAAGTTTCTTTCTCGTCATAAGGAGAAACGCGAGTCTTACTTACGAACGCGTAAGGCTCCTTGCAGACAGGGCAAATACCACCTTTCTCGGGATCTAATGGAACACAAATGCCGAGAACCAAGAGAGCTTTCTTGTTCACAATTTTATTTCCTCGTATACGGGTTCTTGCCCCCCGGTTTTTTTAGATAAGGGTTTAATGGTGGCGTTGGCTGTTCTTTTTTTTGCGGTTCTTCTATCTTCTGAGTAAATTCGTTTTCAACCGCCAAAGATGCAGGCGAGTGGAGCCCGAACGGTTTGGTTATGCGAGAAATGCCACCAAAAAATGAAATATCAACCGCCGCAAGGTGCATAACCTCACAGTCCAGCAAGTGGTTGTCGGCCTTGACCTGGCACCAGATATGTTCACCTTTGATGAGCTTCTTTTTTTCCGCCGCTATTTGATTGGCATAATCCGAATCTACCTCCCGATGGAGATATGCACCCATTGGCTTCTGTTCCCGAGCCTTTTCGAGCCGCCGGTGAAACTCATCCTTGCATTTTCCGGTATCCACCCGGGCAATTCGTAATGACCCCGACAGTTTTTTCCCTCCCGGGGTTTTCATGAGAGGAGACCCGATGCTCACTTTTTGCGGCATTGGCGTAGGAGACCCGCGATAACCCAAAAGCATCACATGCCTGCGTTGCTGGGACTGGAGCCAGAGAATAGTTTCCTCTGGTGCGGAAACCTCTGACCCTTCTCGAGCTGTTCCGCCACCAACATCCACTAATGCACGCCAAATCTGTTGATACTTTCCATCAGTCCGGAGATACCCATTGCCAAAAATCAGCGATTCTATCTGATCCCAATGAACCAAATATCCGTAGTCTATGAGATACGAGGTAGTATCCGACAACCAAGCACGAACGCTGAACCAAAAGCCGTGTTTCTGCACATCCACGGCGATTGTCAAAACCAGCGCCTCTTCAGGGACAACCCGCGGAGCAATATCCACCCGGGTCGAGAGAATGCTTTCTTCGGTGAAGTCGTCGACAATGTAGACCCACGGTTCAGCCAACGCCGAATTGATGAAGTTCTGAAGGTCTTCTACTGTTTTTTGCGCGTTGATCCAGCTTAAAACCAGATCGTCAAGCCGCCCACCAGGGAACAGGGAAACCAAGCGGTTCAAATGAAAGCCGATTTTCCGCGCCCGGTCGGGCCTGGGAGCCCTCGGAATGCCCATTCCTTGCCCGACTGCATTATTTTTCTCTGCCGTTGTCCATAACCCTCCGCATCCCGCACATTGATACCGAGCAGTCTTTTCCACCTGGTCGCGGCGGGCCGATCCGCCGCCTTCCCAAACTACCCCGCCGGTTTGGACCGCGCCCACAATAGACGGAGAAAAACGAAGCGGTTGGTAAAGCCCGCAATGCGGGCACGGGACATGCCAGTCGTAAACAACCTCACAGGCTTCCAGCGCTTTTGTAATGAGCCCCGTGTCTATTGTCGGAGTAGACAGGCAGAGTAAAAGGCTGTTCGGAAAAGTTTCCAGCCGTTCTTTAATCCGTCCGAGAGTGCTTCCTTCCTGGCCAATCACCAAATAACCCGGCTTATTTATCTCGTCGCAAAAAGCACGTCTCATTGGCCGCGAGGCTGTCATCGCGATAGACGACGCCCAGCCGATGGGCATGTTAAAACCGTTTTCGAGTTTGATTTCTTTTTGAGTGATGCTTGCAGATCTCATGATCGGCTCAAGAGATTCAATCCCCTTGATGCCGGGACTAAGCCGATCCAAGAAAACTTTCTCCGCCGTAAGCTGGTCGGCAAGGAAAAGCCCCATAGGTCCTGGATCACACGCGGCAGAATGGCAGGCAAGATCCACCAAAAAATCAGTTATCCCAATCTGTGCGCTTTTCTCAATCCAAATTTCTCTTACCCATGGGTCTTCGTAAGCATCTAAAACCATACGGAGGTATGGAGTTCGAGAAATTAACTTCGGGCCGGGTTCGGCCGCTACCGATTTGCTTAAGACGCGATTCTTTTCGATCCACTGCGCAATCCCCAGGCGCTCCGATGGTGCGAGCGCCGCCCGTTCCTCTAATGACCAATTAACCATGAACTTTTTTCTTTGTCTTGGGATTCGCCTCCGCTTTTGGCTTTTTCTTCGGCTGTCGCGTGCCCACTGTAAATTTCCCGTCTCGCAAAACCTGCTCAAGAATTTTATCCCCAGCTTCTCGGATTGCGCCGCGCATTTCGTGGATGTCTTTGCCATCGAGGAATTGCGGTAATCTATGCTCTAAAGCCTCAATCCCCATCTTATAAAGACTGGCACGAGCGGACCACTGTGGCAATATATCAGTCCACAGGACCAGCGTTCCCTTGATCTGGTCGCGGCTCATCTCTTCCTTGTCTGCCTTGGCCGACCAATACCGTTCGCGGCTATCGACCTCTTCCTGCGTGGCACTTGCTTCTCTTATTACGTTTTCCTGCCACCAGGCAAATACCATTTTAAGATCATACTTGTTTCGTGATTCCATGGGCATACCCAGGCCACGCCAACGAGTTATTTGCATTGCGGATACGTCGAAAAAACCGGCGAGCGCGGCGGACGATACGACTATTCGAGCGCTTTGATGCAGGGTCATATCTGGGCCTCGAACAACCGCGCATTTTCTTCCAGGATTGGGTGGTCACGTGGCGGGGCAATTTCCAGAATCAGTAAAGAGCCCTGACGGGTTTTAACCGGGATTCCTGGGTAAATCGGTGAAAACGGGATATCCACAGACCCGGCGGTTGCCCGAGCCCGAGTTCTTTCAGCCCGGCGAACTTCAAGTAATTCGGCGCGAATTCTGGCATGGTCGGCAAGAATATCCAAGAGGTGCCCCAGTGGAATTGACACAGGAGCCGTTTCGGGTGTCCCGGTTTTCCACGCAGATTCAAGCTTCAAAAACAATGCCGCGGAATACTCAGCTAATGATCCGTAGGTCGCTTCTTCTTTTGCTCGTCGAGTCTGCATTACCTCACCCTGCGGTCCGAATGCCACAGAAAAATGGAAAATAAGATCGTTTGGTCTTATGTTAAGTATAACCTGGCCTTAAAAAACTTAACATGGGGATTTTTTGCCTTAAGTAGGAGAGGTGACAGCTGAGCTTGAAC